GATGAGGCAACTATATGTGCTTATGAATCACGAGCTATAGATGAATATAAACCAATATTAAATAATTAGTAATATGTTTAGCAAAAAGAAACAAAAACCAAATTTTAAATTTAACGAGGGAGCTCTTATTGAAGAGCTCCTGAATTATGTGAGTAAAACCTACGATGGTCATTACAGTAAAAACAAATTTCAATCAACGGAATTTATTATTGACTGTGACCATGGTATGGGATTTGCTCTAGGGAATGTACTAAAATACGCACAGAGGTATGGCAAAAAACAAGGATACAATAGGGCTGACCTATTGAAAATACTACATTATGCCCTTATCGCATTACATGTACATGATAAAAATAAAAAAGAGGGTTTACAATGAACCTCTTTTATGATATAATAGTAACTATTAACTATGGAGAATAATATGCAATTATCGGAAGATACTATCGCGCTATTAACTAACTTTGGAAGTATCAATTCCAATATCGTCCTCAGACCAGGGCAACAGCTAAAGACTATATCTGAAGCTAAAAACATTCTGGCAGTGGCTGATATTGTAGAGGATTTTCCTACTGATATGGGTATATATGATTTAAATGAATTTTTATCTACCTATTCATTAGTTGATGATGCAACCCTAGCGTTCGAGGACAACTCGGTTCAAATCAAAAATAATACCAATAAGGTAAGATTTTATTTTGCAGAACCAAGTATTCTGACAACACCAGATAAAGATATCACAATGCCTGACTGCGAGGTTAATGTCGTTCTAACAGAAGAGATATTATCCAAAGCTAAAAAGGCTGCTTCTGTACTGGGACACACTGATGTCGCCATTATGGGAGATGATGAATCAATATCTGTGAAGGTATTTGACACTAAAGATTCTAGTGCCAATACGTTCGAAACCAATTTAGGACCAAATACAACTGGTCATAAGTTTTCGTTTGTGATGAACATATCTAATATGAAAATCATTGACGGAGAATACGATGTACAAATATCATCTAAATTGATATCAAAGTGGACTAATAAGAACAAACCTGTATCTTATTTTATCGCTTTAGAAAAATCAAGTTCATTTGGTGTATAAATACATTGTGAATAATAAAAAGATGCCGAAAGGGTCTTTTTATTTTGTTAACTATCTTTGCAAAGGAGAAACAAAATGGCAGAAGAAGTGAAAAATGAAAACGCTGAAACAGAAGCAGTTCAGTTGTCTTTACAAGACATCGCTACTATGGTACAAATAATTGATATTTGTTCTAAAAGGGGTGGATTTGAAGGTCAAGAACTAGAAGCAGTTGGTGGATTAAGGAACAGAACAGTTACTTTCCTCAATGCGGCATCTAAAAATGGCGAAACACCTGAGGGTCAAGTACCTGAAGTTGAAGCTGTTGAAGAAGATTCAGCAGAATAAATTATGGGGAGGCTTCTGCCTCCCTACATTTACATTATAGGATATATTATGGAAACAAATGAAAAAGCCAAATTGCTTGAGGCTTTACAAAAAGGGCAAATTACAGTTACATTCAGAAAAATAGATACAGGCGATATAAGAGTCATGCCTTGTACTCTAAACCCAGATATGCTTAAAGCAAATGGAGTTAAAACAGAAATTAATTATTCATCAAACTCGATGGAAGCATTCCCAGTATGGTCATTAGATAAAAATGCATGGAGAAGTTTCAGATTGGATACAGTCGAGGGGTGGGAAGTACTATGAGTGAATATCTATGGGTTGAAAAATACAGACCTCAGACAATAGAGGACACAATACTACCTGTAGCCTTAAAGGATACATTCAAACAGATACTACAGAATAAAGAATTACCAAATTTGTTATTCACTGGTACTGCAGGGGTAGGTAAAACAACAGTCGCTAAGGCAATATGTAATGAATTAGATTTGGATTACCTATTAATCAATGGTTCCGAAGAAGGTAACATTGATACACTTAGGCACAAAATTAAACAATTTGCATCAACTGTAAGTTTACAGGGTGGATACAAGGTGGTGATTTTAGATGAAGCAGACTATCTAAACCCCCAGTCCACCCAACCCGCACTTAGAGGATTCATTGAAGAGTTTAGTAACAATTGTAGGTTCATAATGACCTGTAATTTTAAGAATAGAATCATTGAGCCATTACATTCTAGGTGTTCAGTTGTTGAATTTAATGTCAAAAAGAACGACCTAGCTGAACTGTGTTCATCGTTTATGGCCCGTGTAACCACTATCCTTAACTCAGAACAGTGCGGGTACGATGAGCCTGTTATCGCAGAGCTCATAATGAAGCATATGCCAGACTGGAGACGTGTTCTTAATGAATTACAAAGGTATTCTTTATCTGGTAATATTGATTCAGGTATATTGGTTAATATACAAGAGGTATCGCTAAACAATCTAATGGCAGCGATGAAGGACAAAAATTTTAAACAAATGAGACAATGGGTAACTGATAACATTGATGTTGAACCTGCTGCTCTATTCAGAAAGATATATGACAATATGTACGAACATGTGGACCCACAAAGTATTCCACAACTAGTGCTTATATTGGCTGATTATCAATACAAGAATAGTTTTGTGGCAGACCATGAATTGAATATGGTTGCATGTTGTACTGAAATTATGGCAGGAGTGAAATTTAAATGAAAAAATATATGATTAATCCAATTACAGGAAAGGAAACAATCCTCGAAGATACAGACCCAACTTGGGACGTGGTTGAAATACATTACAGTGGAGAGGATAAAAGGTATAGAGCAGTTCAATATAGTAGCACTAAAGTTATTATTGCTGAAAGAACTTTTAATACAAAAGAAATGGCAGAGGCTTATATCTCTCAACAATCATGAGTCCATTTGAATACATAAACGATATTACCTATGGCAAGAAGGGCATTATGGTAGATGATATTGCTGAAAAAGAATACAATGCTTTTATCATCAATCGTGGTCTCTCAATGTACCCAGATACTATTCTCTTTGCTAATGAGATGAATATCCACCATACCCTAGACCATCGGCTTCAGTACGATTTTTTTATAAATATAATTAGAAAGAACAAAAGGTGGTCGAAGTGGATTAAACCACAAGAGGTCACTAATATTGAACTAATTAAAGAATATTATGGATATAGCAATGAAAAAGCTAAATCTGTTTTATCATTATTCAGTGCAGAACAAATCGCTGATTTGAAACAAAGGATTTACAAAGGTGGAAAACGAAAATAAAGAAATCACAAGCTGGCAACCAACAGATATGTTGGAGGTCACACTCAATGAACCAGACGACTTCTTAAAGATAAGAGAAACTCTTACCAGAATTGGAGTCGCATCACGCAAAGACCAAAGACTGTATCAATCTTGTCATATATTACATAAACAAGGTAGATACTTCATCGTACATTTTAAAGAACTCTTTTTACTAGATGGTAAACCAAGTAACTTGGTAACTAATGATTTGGAGAGAAGGAATACAATTGCAACATTGCTTGCTGATTGGGGTTTAGTTACCATAATAAACTCAGCCCAAGCAAAGCCATTGGCTCCGTTAAGACAAATAAAGGTTATACCGTACAAAGAGAAGAGCCAATGGGAATTGTGTCCGAAATATAATATCGGAAATACAAATAAAGATTAAGCTATTGTTTTCTTAACAACCTTGTTTAATCTACCAGATTTCATAAATTTATGAAATTTTTTAAAATAGTTTTTTATTAAATTCATATTATTATTTATACACGATAGGCAAACTATTTGTATAAATAACAACGGAATTGCCCATTAGGGGATTCCAAATTAACCTTGCTAAACATATAGGAGGAAACAAAATGGTAGTAAGAAATAACTTGAACGTACCGCGTTCACTATTCGTAGGATTTGACACTTTATTTGAAGACCTGGAAAGGATTCATTCAAGTGCTAGGTCCAGTGGTAACAATTATCCACCCCATAATGTGGTCAAAATTGATGAGGAGAAATTCCTTATTGAATTGGCTGTCGCTGGGTTTACTGAAGATAATATTAATATCGAACTAAAGGACGGTATTCTTAAAGTCTCTGGTGAAGTGGAAAAGGATGAGCGTGAATATGCTTATAAAGGCATTTCGAGCCGCAAATTTGAGAAGAGCTTCCGACTCTCAGAATTTGTAGTTATAGACGGTGCTGATTTGAAGGATGGGATACTAGTGGTTTACGCCAGAGTAGAACTTCCAGAAGAGAAGCGTCCTAGGAAGATTCAATTAGGGTCTGCTGGGGCATCAAAGAAGAAAGAATACCTGAAAGGGTAAACTGGCGAGCAGCGACACTCAGTAGATAAGTATAACACTATTTACTGGAGAACAACATGAAACATTTAATCCATTTATTGGACAAAAATGATGACGTTGCCGAGGCCTTAAAAACTGCTACATTTAGCATCATTGTTACAATGTTAATCTTAGGATTAGCACCAGCAATAATGATAGCTCAAGCATCCAGTTTTTAAGTCTCATTGACAATCATGCGGGGGTAAGAAATTACCCCCAACCTATTTACATTATACTGAAAATGTGATATAATATACATTATGAAATTTTATACAAACATATCTCGTTATGGCAATTCCCTCCTCTATCGAGGCTACGAAAATGGGAAAAAAATATCCAAGAGAATTAAATACCAACCAACACTTTTTGTATCAACTCCAAAAGGCGACTGGAAATCTATTGATGGTGTGCAATGTGCTCCACTTAAACTTGATTCCATGCGTGATGCCAAAAATTGGGTTGACGAAAACAAACATACAGCAGGTCGCCAAATCTTTGGCAACGACCGTTATATACCTGCATTTATCAACGAAGAATTTCCTGGCGAAATTAAATACAATCGTAACCAAATCAATGTAACTACAATTGACATTGAGGTCCAATCGGACGAAGGATTCCCCCACCCAGACACTGCAAGTTATCCAGTAACTGCCATCTGTTTGAAAAACAATATCGACAATACATATTATGTTTGGGGTTGTGGCGACTATAATGTCTCTGAATCTGTAATGAAAACAAATAGAGTGATATACCGAAAGTGCGAATCCGAATTGGAACTATTTCAATTGTTTCTAACACATTGGTCCACCCCAAGTCATTGCCCAGATGTAATCACTGGTTGGAATGTTCGCTTCTTTGATATACCATACATAATCAATAGGTCAATTAAAATACTAGGTGAGGACCTAACTAAAAAATTCAGTCCCTGGAATATGATTGAACCAGGCACAGTCCGTAGAATCAACAGAACAGAAGCCGTATATGATTTAAAAGGCATTAACACTGCTGATTACCTAGAGCTCTTCCAAAAATATACTTACACTGCTCAGGAATCATATCGACTTGACCATATTGCAAATGTAATACTTGGCGATAAAAAACTCTCATACGAGGAACATGGTTCTTTGTTTGATTTATATAAAAATGATTATCAAAAGTTTATTGATTATAATATCAAGGACGTGGAATTGGTTGACCGATTGGAAGAAAAAATGGGTCTTATCACACTGATGATGACCATGGCATATAAAGGTGGTGTAAACTATTCAGACACATTTGGAGTCACAGCAATATGGGAAACAATTATATATCGTCATTTATATCAACAAAAAATTACAATACCTTTTTATGAGGAGAAAATCAAATCATCTTATCCTGGTGGATATGTTAAAGACC